CCGCAGATCATTTGTCACCGCAAGGAGTATCTACTATTGTTGATACTTCTACAACAGAAGTAATTGAAGCATATACTGCGATTCTTTCTGATTTGTTTTTATCTAATCATAGATTAGCTAGATTTGTTCCTTATGACGATAGTCCAGGAGCTTTTAAGTCAGCTAAAGATGCTAGTGATATAGTTAACTACTGTATGTTTAGAAAGAATAATGGATGGGAGTTAATATCCCAATGGATTAAATCTTCTCTACTATGGAAAAACTCTATATGTAGATGGGATTATATAGAAGATTTTGATTATGTCTTTGAAGATTATGAAGAGATATCACAAGTAAAGCTTGATGAGATTTTGTCTGATGAAGATGTAGAGATCGTTGGTCAATTAAACTTTGAAAATAAAACAATATTAACTGATGATCCTAATGAAAATGAAGTAGAATTAGTTTATACTAATGTAAGAATAAGAAAAAGAATAGATAAGTCAAAAGTAAAATTAGAGTTAGTTCCTCCTGAAAATTTTAGAATCTCAAGAGACGCAACATCTATAGAAGACGCACAATTTCTAGGAATACAAACACAGATTTCTAGATCAGAGATAAGAAAATACTATCCTGATATCTCTGATGATATAAATTTTGATGATATACATGATACTGCTTGGTTAGGTTCTACAAAATACTCTGAAGATGTAGCTGCTAGAAAGACAGTTACAGGTCAAGAATATTGGCAGAGTTCTGTAGGATCTACTGATGATATGTCATTAGAAGCTAATATAAGCGTTAATGTTACTGAATGCTGGATTAGAGTAGACAGAGATGGTGATGGCATTGCTGAGTTAAAGCACGTTATGACTATTGGTAATCATATTATTGAAGAAAATGATGTAGAAGAAATACCTCTAGCTTCAATAGTTCCAATAGATATACCTCATGAATTCTATGGACTATCTATGGCTGACTTTACTAGAAGCTCTACGTTAGCTTCTACGGCAATATTAAGAGGATTTGTAGAAAATACTTATCTTACTAATTACGCGCCAAAGTTAGCAGATCCTAATATAGTGGATTTTTCTGCTTTACAAAACATGAAGCCAAAGCAGATTATACCTACTAATGGAAATCCAGCTCAAGCTGTTAGTACGTTACCTCCTGAAACTATTTCAACAGGTACAGTTCCTTTATTAGACCATTTACAAACTATAAAAGAACAAGCTACAGGCATGAGTAAAACTGTACAGGGTCTTAATGATACATTATATGTTTCAGGAAATTCGGAACAAAAGTTTTCCGCTGTCCAGTCAGCCGCTCAGAAGCGCATCCAACATATTGCGCGACGCTTTGCTGAAACTGGATTTAAGCGGTTAATCGCTGGAGTCTACCAAACAATGCATAAAAATATGCAGCGAAAGATTTCATATAGTATGAATGGTATTCAAAAAACAGTAGATATGAACGCACTACCATCTAGGATGGACGTTGAAATTCTTCTTGATATAGGAGAAAACAGTAACAATACTAAGTTAACTAAACTTAAAACTATAGGTGCAGAAGTTCTTCCAGCTTTAAATAACCAAGGTGCTGGTATGGTTATAAAACCAGAAGCACCAGCTGTGTTAGCTACAAAACTAATAGAAGCTATGAATTTAGATAGTAATGATTTCTTAGAAGATTATAATACTGTAGAGTTCAGACAAAAAGCTGAAGAAGCTATTAAAGCACAATCTGAAGCTGCGCAAGTACAAAGAGATACAGCTAATAAGAAAGAACAAGCAGAAGTAGCTTTAGCAGAAGCTAATGTTGCTTATACTGCAGCGCAAGCTAAAAATACTGGAGATGATAATGCTAGACAACTAGCCGTATCTATAGATAAACATTTTCAAGAATGGGCAGAATTAAGTATTAAGGCTGCTAAAGAAGGAACTCAAATGCCACAACATCCTTCTTATAACGAAATATTAATGATGGCAAAACAAATTTTAGGAGGAAACCCTAATGGGAACAGTAACAATTAGTGCTACAGGTGTTGGCGCCGCTCAATCAGGAACTGTAACTACTGCTGCCGGCTCAGCCGCTGGAAGCATTATGGTTACTAATCACAGTGATGGAGCTATCACATTTAATGTGGCTACCGCAGGAACAGATGTACAAACAGGCCTTAGTTGTGGACCTAAAGATTATTTAATAGTAACAGGTCTTAACGATGGCGCACAAACATTAACGAATTTAAAAACTACTCACGGTACCTGTGCACAAAGCGGTGAAATAGTATATAATACATTAATCGCTTAAATTTAACTTAGACGTTGCCTAATGGAACGTCGCTATAATTCTTGCTTAAAGAGGAGAAACAAATGAGACATTCAGATATTATCGATTTTTTTAATTTACACACACCTTATGCTATCGGGTTTGATAGACTAGTAGAAAGATTAAACCAAACTACTAATACAGATACCTATCCACCATATAACATTATAAAGGAAAGTGCTGAAAGTTTTAAAATTGAAATGGCTTTAGCGGGTTTTGATAAAACTGAAATAGAGATCAGCGTTGCTGATGGAGTGCTATCAGTTAAATCTGCTAAAGAAAACAAACAAAATGATGATAACCTATATAGAGGAATTTCTTATAGAAAATTTAATAAGAAGTTCACATTAGCGGAAGATGTTGTCGTAAAAGACGCAGAGCTAATTAATGGTTTATTATCTATTAAACTAGAGAAAATACTTCCAGAGGAAAAGAAACCTAGGAAGATTACGATTAACTAAAGGACTAAGATGGATAAGTATAAGAACGCAGCTGAGAAGAGGCTAGGAAATACTAAGTCATATGGAAATCACAAAATCCATCCTGAAGAAATAGCAAGACAAGCTCATGTTAAAGGAGTTTTTGCAGCTAAGGAACGGGATGGATTTTTCACTGAAGTATATGGTGACATATTAGTAGATTATTTTCTACAATGGTTAAAGACCGAGCCTCATGAAACTAAGTCTCGAGAGTTTTTATATGCATCTGCTATGGCACTAGGTAGTGTCAAAGAAAAGATGATTGCTTTCGAAACTTACGGAAAGAACGTACCACACATGAAGGAGGACGATAGTGAGGGAAATTAACCATAAAGAATTGTTGGAAAATATAGAGACAATGATTAATACTTTAGAGTATGATTCAATGAGATCTGCAGGTAAAACTAAACTAAATTGTAGTTTGCTTGTTAACTTACATACTTTAAAGGATTTTTATAAAAAGGAATTAAAGAATTCAAAGCCAACCCCTATAAAAAAGGAGGTAGCTAATGGATAGTAATACAGAAGCAAGAGTGGACTCTACCCAAATGGATGAATCCCAAGCTAATGTAGATCAAACCGCAGATCAGTTGCTGGCTGACATTGTTCGTAATTCGGATTTTGTTCCGAACGACGAAAAATCTCTACCCGAAGAGCAAGTGCCTGAGTTAGATCCGGCTGAAACAGAGGAAGTTGAGACCCAAGAATCTGAGGAAGCTGTTAGTGAAGAAGTTGAAGAAGAAGTCCAATCTGAAAGTGAAGAGACTACAGGTGAGGATGCCGCTGAAGAAGCCGCTACCCAAAATTCTGAAGTTTATTCTCAAGAAGAACTAGACTTAGATGCTAAAGTTGCCGTCAAAATTGATGGTACAGAAACTGAAGTATCTTTTAGTGATCTTATTAAAGGTTACTCTACTGAACAATCTCTTTCTAAAAAGGGTCGTGAACTTGGAGATGCTAGGAAGCAACTTGAAGAAGAGTATCAAAATAAGTTTAAAGAGCTAGGACAAATGTCTGAAGCTAGTTTAGCTATACTTTATTCAAGTGAAAAGAACTTAGCTAATCAATATCATGAAATTGAAAAATCAATTACCGAAGCACGTAAAGAAAATGATTCTTTTAAAATGAGCGAATTAAAAGATGAGCGTGAACAAGTACAAAAGCAATATTGGCAAGCAAGAAAAGGTCGTGAACAACTCACAGAAAACCTACAACAGCAAGCTAATGAGCAGAATCAGAAAGTATGGAATGAACAAATCCAAAACTTTAATGAAAACATTTCTAAACTTATACCTGACTATGGTCAAGAAAGAGCTTCTCTTATTAGAGACTTTGCTTTATCAGAAGGAATAAATGAAGAAGTGTTAAATACTATAACTGATCCTGTAATTGTAAAATTTGTGGACGATTATCGAATACTTAAGCAAGGAGTAAAGCAAGGCGCTGTAAAGCGTAAAGCTGCTCCAGCTAAAAAAGCTCCAGTACGAAAAGCTGAAACTGTTTCAAAACAGAAAAAAGATGCTAAGACTATGCTACGCTCTAAAGTGTTAAGTGGTAAAGGTAACTCAAGTGATGAAAAAGATTTTTTAAGGTCTATGGCTGAAAGATCTCTGAGTAATATTTAATATTAACTCAAGCCTTGGGAGGTAACACTTATGGCTAATACACTTGGTGTAAGAGGTACTGGTGGTCCTACGGGTCCATCAAGAAGTACCGGGGCAGACGTCTCTGAAAGAGAGGATCTCGCCAACTTTATTTCGATGATAACAAGGGATGAAACTCCTTTTACATCTTCAATCGGGAAAACTAAAGCGACTGCTATTTATCATGAATGGCAAACAGACGCATTAGAGGCTCCCGGCAATTCACGTATCGGTGAAGGTACTGATTGGATCGCTCCTACCGCTGATGGTAGTGGTGGTACAGGTGCAACACCTGCTACTGGTGCTAAGTTCGCAGTCTCTGGTCCTAACAGAACCAGACTAGGTAACTACACACAGATCAACGGTAAAACTATCGCTGTGTCAGGAACTAGACGAGCTGTCGATCAAGCTGGTGTAGCTGATGAATACGCGTATCAACTTAAGAAGCGTGGTACTGAACTACGACGTGACGTTGAGTTTGATATGATTCATGCTCACAACGTTTCAAATGCTGTTGGTACCCAAAATGCTAACTCACGTTCAGCAGGTGGATACTCATCTTTCATTAACAGCACAGCTACTTGTAACTATGTAGGTCAATGGGAAGCTCCTTCTGCTGCGACTACAGGTGCAGGTACTGATAATGAAGGTACTGCTATCCCTAGAGGTAGTATCAACGCTGGTACTACTGCTCCAACAAGAGGTTCTCTTGCTTTAACAGACATCGACGCTGTTATGCAGAAAATCTATGAGGAAGGTGGTAAGGCTACTAAAGTTATGCTTTCACCTAAGTTGCGCAGAGACTTCTCTGACCTAATGGTTAGTGATACAGGCGTAAGACGTAATATGGATGCTGACGGAAAACTTCGTCAATCTGTTGACGTATATATGTCTGACTTTGGCGACATTATGGTTGTGCCTAACTATATCATGGGATTAACTAATAACCATGCTTCTATCTTAGGTGATGGTCATGCATCTACTAAATTTAGTGGTAATGGAATTCCAGATATGGCTGACTTTGCAGCATACATCTATGATCCAATGTGGTTCTCAACTGCCTATCTACGATCTCTACAAGAGGTGGATGTAGGCCAGAAGGGTGACTCAACTGTTGGAATGATGGTTGAAGAGTGCACACTCGAAGTACGTAATCCAAAAGGTTGCGGTGCTATTTACGGTCTTAACTAAGACGTTTTTAAGGGAGGGTCTAATGATCCTCCCTTATTTTTTAATTCATAGGAGAATAGTTTAATGGCAGGAAGAACATATACTGGAAAAAATAAGTTTAAATGGGACAGAGGTAGTGGTTCAATAATGCGTATAGGACCTACAGATTATGCCCCAAAAGTAGTAAAACCTCAATATTATAAAGTAGACAAACATGGTAATGTCTCTTTTCATAAATCTAAATATTATAGTAAAGGTGGACACGTTTGGAAAGGTAGACCAGACTAATTAAAATTAACGGAGGGAACAATGTACGTTATTAAAGCAGCAAACGGAAATATATATCCAGTAGAAAAGTGTGTATATAGAATAGGTGCAGCAACAGGTGGTGGTTATAAATTAACTCATCTATCGCTTATGACTGTTACTGAATCAGCAGGTGCTGAACCAAATCCTGGATTAGCTGATAATCCAGCAGCAGCAACAGCTGGAGATTTACTAGGTTATATAGGTAAGACTGGTAGATTCATTGCTATTACAGAACCCGCTACATAGGAGTAATTATGCCTAAACAAATGGAATTTAATTTTTCAAGTGCAACAGTTGCGCCTAAGCAATCTATAAAAGCAGGATTTGATCTAGAATCAGGACAATGGCAAGCTACTCAAAATATTCAACAATACAAAGATCATGTAAAACAAGAAAGAGATAAGCAAGATTATTTTGGAAGAACTAAATATAAAGGATATAGAAAAATGGCTACTATACCAGATATAGTTGCTATAAAAATAAAAGAAGATCATCATATAGATCTTCATGATCCTTTATTTTCTCAAGATTCTAACAATATGAAAAAGTTAAAAGTTATATTAAAGCTTGAATATCCTGATTTGTTAGTTAATACATAGGAGGATGTAATGGCTTTAACATATACTGAGTTAACAACATTAGTCCGTAATTGGTCTAACAGAGATGAAGAAGTTGTAAGTGATGCTATAATTCAAGATGCTTTGAAATATGCGGCAGATAAAGCATATAGAACTTTAAGAGTACCACCTTTAGAAAATGTTGCAGTATATGAAAAGACATTATTAGAAGATGGAACTGTTGGAGCTAGTGCTCATCATCAAAGTAGAACAGAGATAAAAATTCCTTTTGATTTGATAGAGATTATACAAGTAAAAGAACTAGATTCTACAGGTTTACCAACTAGAGTTTGGAATGAAAAAGTAGATGTAAGAACTTTTAATGATCCTGGCGCAGAAAAATATACTGGAAATAATTATTTTACTAGAGAGAAAAATATATTAATTCTTTCTCCAGGTTTTGGAGAAAATACATTAGGTAATCCTGCTAACTCTATTGAACTATTATATTATAGAAGATTACCAGGATTAAACGCAAAATATGCTGTAACTAATCTTAACTATAATGCAGGATTTCTTACTACAACAGGCGGAACAACTGCTTTATATTTTGTTAATGGTACTACAACAACATCTTACGAAACATTAGCCGCAGCAGAAGCTGCAGATACAGGGAAAGTAACAGCTCTTGTAAATGGTAGTCCTTCTAGTACAACAACAATTCCTCTTGATGGGCATTCAGGAACTATTGTTAATGGAATGCAAATATCAGGAACAGGAATTACTGGAGTACCAACTGTATCAAATGCATCTAACCAAAGTAGTATTACAATTTCAGCAGCTCAAACATTAACTGATAATACAACTTTGACTTTTTCAAACACTAATACAGCTAACTATATAGGTACAGATGTTCCTAATTGGTTGCGAGATCAAAATGAAAGAGTTTTATTATATGGAGCGTTAGCTCAAGTATTCGCTTTTGTTCAAGATGATGAACAAGCTTT